TCCGTCTGCGCTTGAATTGATATAGATTGCCGTATCGCGGAACTGAACTTTGTCAGTGGTGGTCAGTTCAATATTGGTACCGCTCGAGGTATTCCCCGCAACCAAAACCTCAGCCAACGTATCGGTTACGCCGGGATCAACCCCAGCCATCGCATCGACTACCGCAGCAGTAGCACCTGCACCATCCAGATAAACCACGGCGGTCTTGCCTGTCGCAATCGTCACATTTGCGCCAGAGCCTTGAGAAATTGTGATCGACTGAGAACCAGAGGTCGCGTTCTCGATGAACATCACGCGAGAAAGCGTGTTTGGGGCAATTGTAAGAGTTCGAGTCGCAGTCAGACTGACCGCAGAGGTTACCTTGTAATACATTGCTCGCGCTGGGTCTGATACTCCATCGGCAACCGTGGTTGTTGTATCAGCGTCACTGCCAAAAGCTTGTTGAGTTGCATAACCTAACGCCTCGCCAATCAGCTCAAGGTTAGTATTTGTCGTTGTTCCCCAAGTACCGGAGCCTTCCCCGGTTGCAAGTTCTGTCAAGCGTAAATCGTTAACGTAGGTTGCCATTTCAAACCCTCATGCTTATGCTGCATCTCTCCCAGCTACAATAGGTGTATAACCGGGCGTTTGTGTTGTGTCTATATCGCCATATCCCGGCGATTGTGTTGTATCAATCCCCGAATATCCTGCGGATTGACTTGTATCAATCTCTGAATATCCTGCGGATTGACTTGTATCAATATCGTTATAATTCGGGTCTTGGCCCGGTACTATCTCGCCCCATACCAGAGGCTTTCCTAAATCAATTGTAACCGATTGTCCAGTTAAAGAAACCACCGAACCAGCAACAGTTGTCACATCGCCAAGGGCAGAATTAATCTGCTGGCCGGTCAGGAAAACATTGTTAACCGTCCTGACAGTAGCGGTTCCGAGGGCAGAAGTGATTTGCTGACCGGTAGGGGTGACATTTGCCTCACCGTCTATGGCGAGAGAGCCAAGTCCAGATGTGGTTTGAACGCCGGAAGGCTGAACAATAGCGCGAGCAACGATCTGAATCGAACCGACCGCCGAGGTGATCTGCTGGCCGACAAGGGTGACGTTTGCTTCAGCGTCTACAGTAAGTGTGCCAAGTCCGCTGGTAATACTTTGACCGGTCGGAGTGACGTTAGCCTCAGCATCGACCGCTGGCGCACCCAAGCCAGAATTAATCTGCAAGCCGGTAAGCTGAACTACCGCTCCAGCAACAACCGTGATAGAACCAACAGCAGAATTTATTTGCTGGCCGGTTACAGGAACATCAATGTAAAGAGGAGTACCCCAAGCACCTAAACCCCAAGTGCCGCGACCCCATCCTTCTTGCATATCAGCCGCCTATCAGTTGGCTCTCGGCATCCCTAAGATGAGCAACCGCAGTTGTCATGATGTCGCGTACAGCGTCCGTCATGAAATCTTGCTCAAGCGAAGCTTCGAGTTTGGCGATGGCCAGTTGTATATCCTGTAAAGCAGTCATAACCACTCCTAAGTGAATGCCCATCTTAATCCTTTATGCTGCGCTTGATAAGCCTTGATATTTTCGATCTAAGATACGCCGAACCTTAGTGCCGTACATCTTTTGGTCTTTATATAAGCTATTGATTTGCTTTGCGATTCTGTTTGGCGCTAGGCCGCGAGAATGAAGGCGGTGAATCGACTTCAACACTTTCTGTTCTTCTGGATGCTCAACCAAGCGCTTTCGAGTCTTGTTGCCAATCTTCACAGGTTCAAGCGTATACCCAAAAGGCGGACTACCGCCAATGAAAAAACCACGCGCCGCCCAATCGACCTTGCCCTCGCCAAAACGATCCTTGATGTTGGCGTGTTCAATCTCGGCAACCGCTGATAATACCATCAGCATGATCTTGTTGGCCATGTCAGACATATCGAACCGAGACTTCAAACCCTTCTCGTCTTCAAACTTAGGGTAAACAATCGGCATATCCCCAAACTGTTCGCAGAAAAACAGGGTGATATTCGTATCCTGAAGAATCGGAATCATCGATAGTAAATCGGAAGTTGATCGAGACAGTCGATCAAGTCGAGTGCAAACGATAACGTCAAACTCGTCCATCACATCAGTCATTTCTCGGGAGCCGGGGCGTTCAAGGATATCCACCGTACCGCTCACACCATCGTCAATAAACCACTCATCGACTGGCCGGTTGTACTTATTCTGAACGAACTCGCTGATCAAAGACTGCTGGGTCTCAATCGAAACGCCAGACTTCGACTGCTCTTTGGTCGATACCCGGCAATAGCCGTAAATCATGTTAATCTGAGTGACAGGTCTTATCACTTGATTCCTCCCTTGTAACCGTAATCCGTCATTTCTTCGTGCAGCCGCTTCCAGTCAATATCGAGCGGCTTTCGGCTAAGGGCGCGGTCAGCAAACATAACGTTACCATCCTTCACTAACTCGACGGCACGATACATCTTGGGTACACCGTCATACACAATCTCTATATCATGAAGCTTGCAAGTGCGGCGGACGCGGTTGTAATACACTTTCTTTTCTTGGGCGCTCATTTTTACTCCTCAGTGAATATGAACGCATTAAAACACATAAAGAGTCTATGTGCAAACAGTTGCACACAAACACGGAACGGAGTACAATCTATGAGCAAGATCATTATTGAGCTTGATAAAGAAGACGCAGAAGTTGTTTTGGAAAACCATGGGCAGATCGTTGATCTGCTCGAAAAGATACTAGCGGAGACCAAGAAGAATGGAAAAATACTTCGAGACAATTGGGCGGGTGATGTTTCACATGGAACATAAACCGTTGAGCCAGCAGAAAAAAGCGGTTAAGCAAGCCATGCGTAGAGAGCACAATGCAGGACCAGAATCAAACTACCTATTCAAACTTTGGAGAGAAGAAAATGAAAGACGTGTATGAGCTAGAAGAGTACCACCACGATGGCAATGTTGGCGGTTTCGTTAAAACCAGAAAGTGTGGGGAAGATTTGTTCGAGGAATTAATCGAACCACGCATCAAAAAGCTTGAGGATGATGGAACCTACTTCCATCTGTACCGGGTTTGCGGGGATCTTAGGGAGGTTATTCTCTAAAGAACCACATCAGAGGCACTTTTCACCGCTTCTTGCTCTCGCTCTGGCAGCCTGTTGTACATGTATTCCAACGCCTGATAAATAGGAATGCCTAATTTTTGAGCAATCATCGGTATAATATGCACACCTCTTTCGTCTGCTATATCACCTTCCATGGCGTAATCAACAAACGGCCCCACTACTTCGCCAACATTTTTCATAATTTGCTGACCAACCTCTTGGGCTTCGGGGCCAGCATCGTACAAACCACCGACATAATCAGCAACGGCCTCGTTAGCATCCCGAATGCTTTGAGCAGTTGCCGGGATAGGAGACCGAGAACCTCGCAGATACTCGCCAGCTCCCGCTGCCCCGCCAAATATCGCGCCGGCAATTTCGCTCATAGCGCCCAATCCTAGCTGGCGAGTAAGAGACGCTACGCCGGGGAATTCTTTCTTGGGCTTTACCGGATTTTGTAAGTTAAAGGTTGCAGTGTTTAAAACTTGAGCTTGAGCTTGCTCTGGGCTGAGCATGGCTGCGGCTCCTAAGCCAGTGATCCCTGCCCCTAAAGCTTTAGGGGACTTGTCGTTAAATCCTAGTCCATCAAGTCCTTCTGATTTTTTTCCTCCTTTTGAATCTGGAGCTTTATATTGTCTATAGTACGGAAGAGAGCTGCCTTCCCACTGGCGGAACCTCTCCTGCGCCGGTTTGAAGCCGTAAAACTCTTGTCTGAGAGCATCAGGGTCTCTAGCCGTATCTCCATATTGTCTAAGGTAGTCTTGAGTATCTGCAAGCGACTTGATGTTAACGTCAAAATAGGCTGGCGTGGCTGATTTAATCTGTCCGAACTCTTCCTCAAGACTTTTTCCGATTTTGTCAAATTCATCATACGTCCTCCTTACCGTGTCTTTGTACTCATCTTTAGACATTGTAGCATACTTTTGAGAATTTCCACTAAGCTGAGGAATATCTAAAACCCTTAAACCTATAACACTATTCGCATCTCTTGGGTCAACGATCATCGTGTAGGCAGGGATATCGTTGTTTAACAAGTAATCGCTGATATCTTGAATCAAGTTATTGTTAGCAAGCTTTGGCCCGTCAAAATATATTTCAGTGCCTACCGTGAACATTTCCGGCAATCTGTCACCTAAATCATCTTTAATCCTTCTCGCAACAAACCATGATTGTTGAAGATCTTCTGCCGCTTGGACCGCCGCTAAATCAAGCGTCTCTACTGGAATGAAATCCTCCCTGCTGACAATGTTTACGTCCAAAGCCGTTTCCGGCGTTCCCATATAAGCGCCGCCGGTAGGAAGCCCTTTGTAGGTCACTACGTCTGGATCTGTATTGGCCGGTTTAAGAATGGTTGCCATGCTTTCGCGCATTTGATCAGACGTTGGCACAAAATCTCTGCCCTGATTCTCCATGCTCTGCTCACGACTAAGGCCAAGAACCAATGACTCAACCGGGTCCGCATCAAGCATTTGCTCAAAAGAACCGCCCTCACCGGCTTTCGATGTCCAACCCTTTCTCGTCCATAAATCTTTTTCAGCGAACCACTGCAAAGCCTGAACATCTCTTGGCTCAAGCGGGTATAAGGGATGGTTTGGGCCAATAAACTGGTTGATCTTTTCAGTAGCATCCCTGATGACATCTTGACCAAAACCAAACTCTAAATTGCTAACAAAATTTTCAGGATCAACGATCTTGCCAGTAACGCCTTTTTCTGCTGAAGATGGTATAGGCTTTCTTCCGCTATGCCTTCTGAGATTTCTTGCAGACCAAACGTCGATAGTTGCTTCTTGGCTGGAGCCAACCAAATTCCCCGCGAAATTTTTTGCTTTAGGAGCGCTACCGACTCTTCTGACTCTAAACTTGTCGGCCAAAGCAACCATGGCGTTGTAGGAATTAATGCCAAATTGTTTGCCGTTCCGCTGCTTAATAATATTTCTCTTGTCCCGAAGCTCTTTGGCAATATTTTTTGCCTCATCAATTAATGCCGTGTAAGCAGGGTCCTCCTCAATATCTTTTGCTTTACGACCGGTCGCTTTTTCTGCCTCTAAAAAAGCCGCAGCTTGATCTTCTAACGCATAACGCTTGTCAAGAGAGTCAGCAAAACCCTCCATAATCTCGTCAAATTCTCCCCGAGCAAAGCCGTCGAGTATGTCTTTTGTGAACCT